AATTTATAGATTTATGAAAAAGTATGCATTGTACATCGGAAGATGGCAAAATTGGCACGCAGGACACGAATGGTTAATTAGCCAACAATTAGATAAAGGGAAAAATGTATGGGTCGCCATTAGGGATGTTGAGGTTGACGAGAACAACCCTAAAACAGCACAAGAAGTATTCCAAGAACTAATCAAAGTACCATTTTTTAATGAGAATTTTGATAAAATACTCCTTTCAATTATACCTGATATAGAATCAGTAAACTACGGTAGAGGTGTTGGTTATGAGGTGATTTACCACAATCCACCATCAGATATAGAAAGTATCAGTGGAACCAAAATAAGACAAGGTTATATGGACACTAACGGAGACGTTATCGTCTATTCAGTAGATGATGTGAAATGATAGTAGAACATAAAAGACACGTTGCAAAAACAATCTCCTATAGAATTATTAGTACTCTGATTGGATTTATCATTATGTGGTTAGTCAGTGGTTCAATAAAAGTAGGTGCGGCATTCGGTGTTGCTGAACTTATTTATAAACCAATTCAATATTATCTACACGAACGTATTTGGTATAAATGGATTAAATACGGATTAAAAAAGGAAAATGATAAATAATGAAATTATAGTAATTGAGAATTTTTTAACAAGAAGTGAATGTTCTCGTATTTTAAACAAATGTAAACAGGATATTGAATTATCTGTTGGGAAAGTGATTTCTGGAGACTCCAACCGAAGAAAATCATCAATAGGGTGGGTATATGACTTGGACATCGTTAATCAAAAACTAAAAGGTGTACTAAAAAGTTCTTTTAATATTAACGGAATGGAGGTTACCGGACTCGGACCATTTCAATTTACCGAATATAAAGTTGGGGAATTTTATGAATGGCACACTGATAGAGACCCAACAACTTTTATGGATAGATTCAGCTCAACAGTAATTCAATTAAATGATGATTATTCGGGTGGAGAGTTAGAAATAAAAAATCCAAAAGGGGAATTGGTACCCATTAAAAATAAAATAGGTAACTTGTTTATTTTTGATTCCAATTTACTTCACAGAGTCACACCAGTAGAAACTGGTGTACGGTACTCACTGGTTAATTGGGTATCACTAATAAAAACTAATTCTTCACAACAAAACTTGATATAAAAATGGAAAAATTATATTTTGACGACACAACCTACATATGGAAAACTAAGTTAAATAAAATCCCAAATAAATCATCATTTTTAAAAGAAGCACATTACATAATAGAATCTCAACCCAACATCAAAACAGATGGTTTTGGGTACAAGAAAGAATGGAATGATAATATAAATTTTATTGGTGAAGTAAAGATTGAAACCAACTTAGATGAGATAGTCCAAACGGGTATAAATCTTTGTAAACAACTTTATGAAGAAAAAAATATTCAATATAATAAAATTAATACCGATGCTTGGGTAAATGTTGTTCGTTCAGAAAATCCTGTACAATTACAGTTTAAACACAATGAACTAAAAGGTGTGAATAAATTTCACGTTCATACCGACATTAATAAAGAAATGAAATCATTTCCACCGAATTACACATATGTGTACTATATCCAAATGCCTGATGTGATGAACGATGAAGACGGTGTTTTATATTTTATAGGAAAGAATAAACAAGAATATTGGATTAGACCTGAGGAAGATGACCTAATAATTATGGAAGCAGATATGCCACACGCACCTAACAATGCGCCTAACTCGACTATTGATAGGATTGTGTTGGCGGGTAATGTTGGGTTTGAATATATTAAAAAAGAAAAATCATTAATATAATGTTTACAAAGTACATACAAGATTTTTTAACTAAGGAAGAGTGTTTATCATTGATTGATTTAGCTAATTCAATTGGATTTATCCAAATGAAATCCTCTCGTTTTGTTAATGGTGAGTTGGTTGGTGAGAATTTGGAATATAATGGTAATAAAAGGTCGGGATGTTACTTTGTAGGTGAATCACTTAAATTACCTATATTAGAGATATTAACAAACAAAATAATCAACTTATCTAACGAACTAAATCCATTTAAGGGTGTTGAATATAACAAAGTCAATAATTACTCATTTAACAAATACGGTGTCAGTGATTTTTTAGATTGGCATCCTGACAGTCACGAAATACTGAATGGAGCAACAATCACCTATATTATTCAATTAAATGATGATTATGATGATGGTGAAGTGAAGTATAAAATTAATGACACTGAGTATTCAATAGAAAAGAAAGAAGGTAGTGTTTTCATCTTTGATTCAAACATTGTTCATTCAGTTGACCGAATATCAAGTGGTGAAAGATATTCAATAAACGTGTGGCCGTCTAAGACGATTAAAAAAACATTATTATAATGTTGGTAGATAATAAATTCTTTTACCTAAGTCTCCCAAGATGTGCGTCAACAGCATTTAATTATTCTTGTATTCTGTATGGTGTAGATGTACAAACACACAATGGGGATTGGGAAAAGGAGAATGTCAATACTGATTTTAATAAAATAGATAAGGTTAGTTTGATGAACTACATATATCACGGTCACGAATCCTTAATTGATTTACAGAGTAAGTTTGGGGTTGATTATCCTGTTATAGCAGTTAAGAGACAAAGACACGAAAGGTTCTATTCACTTTATAAACACGTTTTATTTGATTTACAACGTATGGGGTTTCATCGAATTTATGATGTTTTTTCTAAAATGACGTTGGAAGAATTATTTTTTTTCACTAAAGATGATATACAAAATAAAAAAAAACGATGGGATGTTATATGTGACTTTCTAATTGATTTGAAAATAATAGACGAAAGAATCGATATATCTGTGACATCAAAGTTTAGGAAATCCGAGGAGGAATATATTAAATCAAAAACTAAAGGATATGCAATTAATATTATTGATATTCTACTAACACCAATATCCGATTGGACTAATAATGACCCTAACATCATTTGGTTTGATTTTAATAAAATGAACGAACTTGAGGGGTGGGTTTCAGATAAAATAGGTAGACCATTTCATTTACATTCTGTAAACTCAAGCAAACATATGGAATGTAAAATAGTGATGAATGAAGAGTTTATTGAGAAGTATAATAGTGTCTATGACTATTATGATTTTCCTAAAATTGAGAAGACATTAATATGATAGATTACAAGGAAATATTCGAGGCGTGGAAAGTGTCCTTTAACCCAACACCAGAACAAGAGGTATTGGCTCAGAAAAGATTAAACGTATGTTTAGGTTGTGAATTTAGAAAAGAAGTTTTAAAAGGAGTGAAGTGGTCTGCATACTGTGGAGATTGTGGGTGTCCGATTAATAAGAAAGTTTTTTCCAAACAGTTTAATCCCTGTACAAAAGGTTTTTGGGAAGACGTAGACTCCCAACACATTGAACCTCAACCAAGAAAAGAGAATAAAACTCTACTATAAATGTATCTAAATATGAATAAACCTTTTCTTTGAAATGGTTTATAGGTATATTTATTGATAGGAAAAAAAAGAATATGAAAGCAACTATAATTGGTAGTGACTTACTACAATCGGGTGATTCGGTAAAATTTTTAGAGATTAATACCAACACCACAATATATAATGAAGGCGCAGATATGTTGGATTACGAACCTCTATTTGATGTTCTAATTGCGAGCGGTATCACCGAATTTCACTTTATTTGGACTGAAGGAGATGCTTACAAACCTTTAACAGAACAATACAGATTTAAGAGAATTATTCAGGAAATGTGTGAAGATAATAATATTTCATTTACTGAATATTTGGTACCGTTAAATTCAGTTACAGTACCTTATGTGGAAGATGCGGACCACAAATTTATTTTGAGACAAGCGTTTGACACTACAGCATTAATTGATGAAACTTATTGTGCAGACAAATTAGAATTTTTCACTTTAATGAGTGGGTCAACCTACATTCCTAAAACTTTCTTCTATAGTGGTAATCTTAATTTAGACACATTGGAAGGAGTAGATTTCGAAACCACCACAACCCCCAATGTTTTGGTAAAACCAAGATATCCAAGATATAGTCAAATGGATTATCCTGCAATTTATAGAGTTTCGGGAACAACAGAATTAAGTGATTTAAAGGCCGCAACCGACCAAAACCATTTAGCCCAAGAATTTATATTCTCAGAAGATAATTTAGTGGATGGTAGATATTCAGTTATTAGAAGTATTGATATTATCTATGGTTCAAATTTGGATATTATCAATATGGGTGGTTATAAGCAATCTACCATTATTCCTTTGTCATTTACCGATGACGAGTTCTTACCTGGTACGAACAAACTAAATCAAAAAAGTAGATACAAATACATCACTAAAGAATTAGGTAATTTCTTGAAAAACGATTACCACACAGACGATGATAGTGTTATTTTAAAATACGATGGAACGTTATTAGATGTGGACACCATTCAATTAGGTGATTATGTCCGCTCAATTGATTATACGGACTTCAACGATAACAAAGCGTCCAAATTTGAAGAAAAAATCTTTACGTTTGGTTGGGATAGTAATTTAGTACAAGATAACTCAACATTGATACAAACCGGTACAACGTTGAATAGTATGGTGTCTGCTGAGGTCGATACCATATACATTCGAATTACATTATCAGATGGGAGGACTTGGACAGATGCTCCATCGGCTACATACTATATAGAAGAATCAGGTTCAACAGTTACAAAATTCGAAAGACTTAATAAAATGTACGTGGGTGATAAATTAGTTATTACCGACGCAAATACCAATCAATTAACTACTGTTGAAATTACAGGGTTAGAAATGGAACACGCACAAAAAACCATCTATACTTTAGACTTCGAATCTTCGGATTTGTTCTTGGTTGATATTGGTGATGGAGACTTTAGTGTGATGCACAACTCGTGTTGGTGTCCTTGGACCTATTGTGGTTACTATTGTAATTCTTGGTATTGTGTATCTTGTAATCCAGGTACCCCACCAACTAAAATCTAAAAAAAATTAATATATTATGGCAGTAAGAGAAAGAGTGGAAAGACCCGCTCAAACAATCAAAACAAAAGTGGCTCCCTTATCTAATGATTTAAAGGCTAAAGTTGCCGCTGCATTCCAAGCAGTAGTTACAGCAATAAAAACAAAACATTTGGGGTAATGTATGAAGTTATTTTCTTTTGGTGATAGTTGGACGGAAGGCGTTGGTGGCGATTTAATCGAAGAATACACCACAAATATTCCAGAAGAAAGAACAAAAATACGTCACAAATACGCTTGGCCAACTTATTTAGCAAAAGAGCTCAATTCAGAATTACAAAATGACGGAGTTGGTGCAACATCAAACAATGCCATTTTTAATACATTAACATATAAATGAAGAAATAATTTAATAACCGATAGTGATTTTGTTATTGTTATGTGGTCCTCAACATTAAGGGATTCGGTTCCATTTTTTCCATCTGAAGATACTTTTCAATTTTGGGGTAAAAGACATAAAAGTAAAGACCATCTTTACGATTATTTAATACCTCACATAATAAATGGGGAACAAATAAAAAATACAAATCCTGAGTTTAGGAGAGCTGAAAAAAACTATAGAGAATTTTTTTATAATAATTTATTCACAGATGATTACTATGACATCGTGAGTCAAAACTATATATTGTATTTACAATTTATTCTAAAAGAACTAAACATACGCTACCTATTCTGTGATGCTTTTGATTTAATGGTTAGAAAGAATATTACAAAATCTTTAGATAAGAGAGATTTAATAGATAAGTCGAGATATTGGGGATTTGGTGAAAAAACAATGAGGGACTATTTGTGGGGGCTCAATTCAAAAACTTTATGGGAAGATGGTCAATTGTGGACAGATAAAACAATTGGTAAGCACCCAAGTAAAGTTGGTTATAAATTAATCGCCGATGAATTATTTAAATTTATCTCTTATAATGATTTGTTACATCATAAAAGAAAAGATAGTTCATTTTTAATATGATTTATAATATAAACAATAGTTTTTGTGATGAAAAAGAAGCAAAATATATTATTGATTTTTGTTTAACAAACGGGGAACCCTTTTCATATAACCCCACTGAATATTGGGATTGTAGACGAATTTATAACGATGATTTTAGGGGCACAATGATTGATAGGCTAATTAACTTCTATAAGAATGAAAATTCTAAATTATGGTTTGACTTTGCAGACTTCAAATTAAAAAATTTTAGTATTAGTTTAACAGCATACTATGATGGAAGATATCTTAATTTACATAAAGATAAATCGAGTGAACTCACTAGTGTAATTGTCTTATCTAATGATTTTATTGGGGGAGACTTTGCACTCACAGAGGATAAAATACCATCATATCATTTTGAAAATATGGATAATATATCTACATTTAAATTAAAGTTAGGTGATGTAATAACATTTAACGGTTCTGAAACATACCACGGAGTTTTACCAGTTACTGAAGGTAAAAGATATGCTCTTAATATATGGATGACCGAAACCGATTTTAAATACCCCAAAAATAAAACAAGTGAAACATTATTATGAGGATATTAATAATCGCAGTCCCAAGAAGCGGTTCGACATCTTTATTAAATAAAATTGCTAAAGAAAAAAATTTAAAACCTTTATTCGAACCTTTTGATGGTACTAATAGGGTTATATATAATGGAGAGGACAATGTAGTTGTTAAAACAATAGTGTCTCACCACAATGATAATCTGAACCTATCCAAACAATTTGATGAAGTGATTCTTTTATCGAGAAAAAATGTTTTGGAATGTGTTGAGTCACACGCTTACCATACTTATTTTTCTAAAAAGAATAGATACGATTCTAATACTCCATACCTTTATGAGGAAATGCCACTTGACATTTTTAAATTATGTTATAGTGATATTTTAAAATGGAATAGTGAATTAAAACAGATATCCACAATAAAGAATGTACCCATCACATATTATGAGGATATTTTTGACCACAATAGTGAGGAGAGGTTAAGAAAGGGGGATAAGATTAAAAACACAAATAAATTATTATAATGAAATTATATGTTCACCATTATTATAATGACTTACTTTTTCAAAAACTTTTTCACAATGTTAAAGAGAAAGAAATTATTGAAATAGATAATGAGTTTGGTGCAATAAGAGATGTAACTTTTAAATATAGAGAAATAGATTGGAGAGTAATTTTTAACCCTGAAATAAATGACGAAGAAGGAATCCATATAATTGATTTTTTTGGTGCACTTAGACAAAGGGGACAAGATAAAAACTTCGATGGTACACAAGAAAGAGGTTCTGAATGCTTTGCAATTATGGAGAGAATTGCCGAGTTAATTGGTGATAAGAAAGATTGGATAGTTAGTATTTTCAGAACCGAGAAGTTATTCATCAAAAAAGATTCAACAAAAGTTAAGTTAGGAGGTACCGAACAAATAGCAGAAGCTGAGTT